CCCTGCAGAGTTATGTCAATCAAATAGGCGTCGCCGGGGTGACCTATCAGGTACAATCGCTATCCGCTGACCGGCTATACATTAACGCGCAGGTCTTTTACCAGGGACAGTACGGCAGCGGTATCCAGCTGGCCATCATCACCGCGATAAATGCCTTCTTAGCCGCTCTCCCATTCAATGGCCGGCTGAAGATGAGCGACCTCGAAGATGCGATCCGGAATGTAGCCGGGGTAACGGACGTGGTTTTGATGAACGTGAGCGCAAGGGCGGCAACCACAACCTACGGAAGCGGGACCAGCCTCATATCGAGTAACCAGGTCGCCTCCCGGTTTTGGGATACCATCGCCGGATATATCATCGAAGAGGACACGAGCGGCAATACATTTTCTGACACCCTTGTACTTATACCGGAATAAAGATATGAGCATATACGACATAGATTACAGTAAAGTCGGCCCGCGCCTTCTCCCCCCGGATAAGAGGGGTAACTTCCTGGTGGGACTGATCGCCGCATTTCTCACGCCCATTCAGTGGCTAAGGGACCTATGGCTCACCAGCTTCCGGACCGGGCCAACCGCGCAGGAGTGGCTCAACACCACGACCTACGCGAAGTATGACCAGGTCGTCTACAATATCTTTGTTTACGTCTCCCTGAAAGATAACAACACGGATGTACCCACAGATTCCAGCAGCTGGCTGCAAATCCAATCCAATTTTATCGGGATGTCCGAAAGAATACTCTATAACTGCCAGACCCTTGTCCTGACCTATGCCCTCAATAAGCGATTCAAAACGGTTTTCCGCCAGCCGAACAATATCAGCGATATATACATCGGCACTTTCGCGAAGCCAATCTCTGTCTTTGTGGTGGGTGGCGTGGAGGCGAATTCGTCAAAGGTTTATACTACGACCTCTTCCGAGTATGTGATCGATTCCTACACCTTTGCCGGGTATGTCAACATGACAATCTTTGTCCCGGTGGCAGTATACAACGCGCTCGATCCTTTGCCCGCCAATTGTGAAATAATTATTCGATCCTTTGCCAACAAGTACATGGCTGCCGGGATCATTTACACTATAACCACGTATTAAAATGAGAAATTTAGACGTCAGTGCGGTCACTTCGGCAATAGGCCTCCCGGTAAAATCGGGTTCCCTTTTGCACATCCAGCTCGCCTACCAGGAAGCTCTTGGGGAGATCGTCAAGGCGATCACGGGGTATGGCTATGACCCATCCAGGGTTTACGTCCTCAATGGGTGTGTCAATTTCGGCAGCGGCTCTAACTACAATATTTCCGCTGGGTCGGTCTTCTTCAATGGGGAGGTGTACCTGGTAGACGCAGCCGCCTTCACTATATCCGGCCCCAATGTCGCCGTGGGCGCCCGGGCGCAGACCTTCTTTGTGGCGGCGAACGCGGACCCCGTACAATTCACTGACGGTGCAACCCGGACCATTCACCAGATATGGAAGATCGTTATGCAGCCCGGTCTATCTGGGTCTGGCGCGGGAGATTTTAATAACTGGGTTCGGCTCAGCCTGAATATTCCCCAACTGAATTTGACCCATACGGGTTTGGCGAATGTCACCGGGACCTATCCGAATCTAAATATCGATGTAACGGTACCCACCCCCAACAGGATACTGCTGATGACGAGCTTCTTTATTGGCAATGTCGGGGTTACGGGTGTGGTTATCGAGGGGAACGGGTGCTCGCTGTACAATGTCACCTTCGGCTCCGTCGGAACAATAAACTACCAGGTACACGGGTCTCTGATCAGCAATACCGGCACAAGTTTGGGGCAGGAGAGGGATTCGTCGGGAAACTTTACCATTGTGAACGGTAGCAAGTCGGCAACTGGTTTTCAAATGGTGATCAAGATCAAAGACCCTTCAGCTGGACCCACTAATATTAATTTCGAGTACTCTCTTATAGCCACATCATAAATGCCAGCAAAGGAATACGCCAGTAAACCCTATTATGCCAAGTCGTCCGCCAATGATCGGATGGTAAGGGGTTATCCGTCTCCTAAATATTTCGACTTGATGCGAAACTTCATGGACGCAAACGAGATGAATATGAGCGAATCGGTTGGTTTCATCCTCAAAGACTTTTTCGATAAAATGGGGGCGGAGGATATTGCCAGGATTCGGGAACTGGCGGAGCAAAAAAGAGTCGACCCTGAAAAGAAGATAGCGTAAAACAACAAGCCCTCCAATTCGGGGGGCTTTTTCGTAGTCTACAAATCCCCCTTCAAAATTTGACAGATTTATTTTTACGGTAATGTATGTCGTTGACTATAATTCCGATGAACCTATAATGCTGATTGATCGGCATATTGGCTTTGATGCCGAGGACGGAATGGGCATACAGGGAGATCTTTTCCAGCGGGAACTTTTGGAGCTTGATAGCATGGGTAAGAAGAGAATCCAGATATGGATCAACTCACCCGGCGGGATTGTTACGGACGGCATGGCCATCTTTAACGGGATACTGGCGACCAAAACAAAAGTAGATACCAGGTGCATCGGCATGGCTGCCAGTATCGCTGGGGTGATCTTCCAGGCAGGCCGGGTGCGGGAAATCAACGACTACGGCTTCCTGATGTATCACAATCCCTTTGGCAGCAACGACGACGGATCGCTGGACGCGATGAAAGACTCCATCGTTAAGATGATCTCCAGCCGTTCAGGCATGACTCCCGAGGCTGTCGAAAAGATGATGAAGGCCGAGACCTTCCTAACCGCGACCGAAGCGGTCACCATGAAAATGGCTGATGTAGTTCTCGCAAGTGGCGAGGTAAACATAAAGAGAAAGACACCTGCTGCGGCAAACGCAAGGGCCTACTGGAAAGAGGCCAATGTCATTAACAATAATCTTTTTAATAACAAGTCCATGACACTTACAAAAGTCACCAACAAGCTGAACCTGAATGATGCCGCCAACGAAGACGCCATCGTAACGGCTATCACCGAGATTCAGAACAAGCTCTCCGTGTCCGAGATCGCCAACAAGAAGAGCGAGGAAGATGTGAAGAAAATGAAAAAGGCGCTCGACGACAAAGGGGCAGAGTTCGATAAGCTGAAGGGCGAATACGACAAGTGCGTAAACGACCTGGAAGAAATGGACAAAAAGGCCAAAGCAGAAGAAACCAAAGCGAAGAAGGAAAAGGCCAAAAACCTGATCGACAGTTTCGCGGGTGCCGGTAAGATCAAGGCCGACGCCGTTAACAAGTGGATCGCCAAAGCCGAAGCCGATTATGATGGCACCAAAGAATTGCTTGACGGCATCCCCGGTAACAAGACGGCCGTGAAGTTCGAAACTTCCAACAAGGGCAAAGGAGCCGGAGAGGGTGCTTATGCAACCGAAATTTCCGGGGGTGTTGCATTCGATATGGCGAAGATTTCTAACCGCCTGGACAAAAGGCAGAAAGAGCAAAATTAATTTCTAACAGAACTTTTTTAAATAGTAAGCTATGCCCGAAGCACTAGTAATTCAGGATCAGACATACGCCGGCGAAGCCGCCGCCTTCTTCATTACCCGCCCCGTCGTCGAGATGGACACGACCGCAAAAGGCTGTATCCATGTACAGGACGGCATCAAAAAGGAGTACACTATCCCCCGGATCGAAGTTTCCAACTTCATCCAGAAGAGAGCAGCTACTCCGGTAAGCGGTCAGGCCAACATCACCGTCGACGGCCGCGTATTGGTCCCGAAGGATTTGATGTTATACATCGAATTCAACCCCAGGGACTATGAGCAGCACTGGTTTGCTGTACAACTGGAGCCGAAACTGCTGGATCGCGAACTTCCTCCCACAGCGGAAGAGTTTACGATGCTGCAGACCATGAAACGCCTGAATGAATTCTTCGAGCTGGCAACTTGGCGCAGCCGGCTGGTATTCGATCCGGCAAATCCGGGTTTCGTTACCCCAGCCTCCAAAGGTCAGGCCGCATCGGATAGCGTCTATTTTTATTTCGATGGACTGATCACCAAGCTCCTGAACGACGCCTCTACCATCCAGGTAGCAAGCCCGGCCACTTTGGTATCCGGTACCGCCGCCGGCGGACAGGAGAACATCGGCGCCGCTTTCCTGCGCTGTTACAACCTGGTACCTAAAGCCATCCTGTTTAAATACGGACTGAAGGGTCTGAAATTCCATATCAGCTACGGAACGCAGCAGATATATGAAGACTTCCTCACCACTCAGAATTTCAAGAACAACGATACCACCGAAAAGGGTATCAACAGGTACAAGGGGTACGAAGTTGTTCCGCTGGCTGGTATGCCCGACAACACCATCGTGGTTTGCATCAGCAGCCCGGACACGGACTCCAACCTCTGGCTGGGTATCAACAGCGTCGATGATGAGAAGGGCCTGAAGCTGGCGCCATTGCAAGCGAATAGCGAGATGTGGTTCATAAAGGGCCTGTTCAAGATGGACACACAAACCGGCTTCCCGGACTTCGTGGTCATCTACACCAGCATCACCGCGTAAGCAAACCGCATTCTGTACACAGATAAAATCTTTATATGCCGAATTTACCACGTTTCACACCCGGAGCCAATCAGGATAACACGCTCCGGAACGCCACGCAGGACTACCTTAACCCTGCATATGCGGCCTCTATCGCTCTGAAGCCTGTCCAGGGTTACACCCTCGTCAACTTTCAACTGTTGACGGGCGCCCTTGGGCTGACGGCCGATGTCACGCAGCCGTATATCGGCGACGAGCTGGAGCTGCTGTTTGCACCCGACGCCACAAACCGGGTGGTCACTTTCGGTACCGGCTTCGCAAGCGCCGGGACGCTGACGGTAGTCGCCAGCAAGTTCGGATCGGCAAAATTCATCTTTAACGGCACGGTCTGGGTCGAACGGTCCCGCGCACTAACCGCATAATCATGGCGAAAGGAAATACCAAGAAAGTAGAAGTCGAGGTGCCGGAAACATTCTCCGCGCATCTTGCGGCTTTCCTACATAACAATCCCCATGTTACAAAGGTGTGGGTATCGGAAGCGGGGGAATATTCTCTCACGGCCCGCGAAGGCTTCGAAGAGTATGCCGTTGACGAGAACCTGAAACCGTTGGAAGAATACCCGGCCATTGCACCCTTCGGCGCGGACGCTCCGCAAATCGAAGCTCTGCAAAAGGAGATCGAGGACCTGAAGGCAGAGAACGCCCTTCTGAAAGAAGAGCTTGAAAAGTCGAAAGTCGCCGGTGCGGATGGCACACAACAATAATCAGCAACGGCCCGAGACGCCGTAAAACAATACGTAATGGGACTGAATAACGTAAAATTCAATTTAGGGCAAGGTGGGCTGGGCCGGCCTTTGGCGGGTCAGGATTTCATCTCCGGCCTATTATTTTATACGGCATCGCTCCCTTCAGGCTTTACCACGGCCAACCGGGTTAAGCAGTTTTTTTCCATCACTGATGCGGAGGCGGCCGGGATACTGGATACCTACGCGGACGAAACACCGGCCACAGGCTCCTACCTGGTGACCGCTGCCGGTGCCACTGGAGATACGATCACTTTCAATGTTACGGAGCCCTTCGGAATCGTAGTAAACCTGGGGACTTATACAAAGGCTGCCTCTGAAGCCACTGCCGCAGCGGTTGCCGGCGCGATCGTTGCGGTTATTAATGCTGGGACGCTGACGCACGGATATACAGCGTCGCTCAGTACCGCAACCATAGTCATTACCGCCCGTAAGGGTCTGGGCGTCTATCCGAACTCCGGCACACCGCTGGCGGTAGCACTATCGAGCGGTGCCACAATCGCCGGGACCCTGACGGCCTTCTCTGGTGGTGCGGCTTCAAAGCAAGCTGTTTGGCATTACCATATCTCGGAGTACTTCCGGATTCAACCGCAGGGAAACCTCTATGTGGGCTTCTTCGCTGTACCAAACCCGTATACTTTCGTCGAGATCACCACCATGCAGAACTTCGCAAACGGCCTGATCCGGCAGATTGGTGTTTACAAAGATGGTGCGGCCTTTGCTGCCGGCGACCTTACTGCGATCAACACGGTATGCGCCGGCCTGGTCGCTGCGCATAAAGAGATCATTGCCTTTTACGGTGCGGATATTTCCACCGTTACCGATATTTCCACCCTCACGGACCTGTCGACATTCTCCAACAACTATGTCAGCCCTGTCATTGGGCAGGACGGCGCCGCACTGGGTGCAGCCTTATTTTATGCCTACGGAAAATCGATCACGAACCTTGGAGCGACCCTTGGGGCCGTCTCTCTGGCGAAGGTCAGCGAGAGCATTGCCTGGGTTGCGAAATTCAATATGAGCGATGGCACAGAGCTCGACACTCTGGCCTTCGCTAATGGAAAACTATTCAGCGACGCTTCGATCACGGATAATCTGCTCTCCAACCTGCAGAACTACCGGTATATCTTCCTCCGCAAGTTTGTGGGGGTCGCCGGCAGCTACTTCAATGAGGAAAGCACCGCGATATCGGTGTCCTCTGATTATGCCTTTATCAGCGATAACCGAACCATCCAGAAGGCGACGCGCGGTATCTACAAGTCCCTGGTGCCGGCTCTGAATAGCAGCTTCACCCTCAACAGCGACGGAACGATACCGGACACCAGCGCCGGGTACTTCACAACGCTGGCCGAGGTCAACCTGATCCAGATGATCAGGGACGGTGAGATCAGCGCCCAAAAGATCAGCATCAACCCTACTCAAAATGTAGCATCAACGAACCAGATCGTTATCGCTGCCCAGATCGTAAAGAACGGGGTCGCGAGGAACATCATCGTCAATATTGGATATCAACAATCAATAAGCTAAAATGCCAGTTACACCACTCATAAACGGGATCAACTATAGCTGGGCCAACGTGTCCCTGGTTTTATTCGGGGTGCCCGTTGTTGGCATCACGAAGATCGAGTACAAGAGGAAGCAGAAGAAGGAAAACAACTACGGATTCGGAACCCAGCCGATCAGTCGCGGGTACGGTAACTACGAATATGAGGGGTCTATCGAGCTGTACCTGGAGGAATGGAAGGCGATCATCGCCAATTCTCCCCAGCGAGATCCGCTGTTGATTGCGCCCTTCGATATCCCCGTCATCTACGGCGGTAGCCGGGTGAGTGCCGATAAGGACGTCCTCCGGTCCGTCGAGTTTATGGAAGACCCGCTCGGGACCAACCAGGGAGATCAACGAATCCTGGTAAGCATTCCGCTCATTATTGCATCAATCGATAGATAAAAACCAAAGTCATGTCAACCAAATCAGAAGAAAAAAAAGATTCCACGAAGTTATCCACCAAACAAATAATGGAGGCGAAAGCCATTGAACTCGCGGAAAAGCTGGGTTTGCACGTAGTGTACCCTTTACTGTTCATTGAAAACGGGGAAGAGATCAAGGGGTATTTCAAGGAGCCATCCCGGATGCAGAAGATCGCCATCATGGACAAGTCAATGATGGGGGCATACGGCGCGGTCGAGGAAGTGTTGCCGTCCGTCATCATCAAAGAGGAAAGTGACCCCCGAATAC